CCCACCTCCCAAGACTAAATACGGGGAGAGCCGTTTGTCTAGCATTGCTGCTAGATGAGTCCCATGGGGAATAATTCCCCTAACATCACTATAAATCCGTTCTCCATTAGAAAATTGATCTAATGTCACGGTTGTGATGATACATTAGCCCAAGGAGATGATATGAGCTTTGACACGAAGCAAGTCGATTGGATAAAGCAGGAGATTGCTCGGCAACAGAAGCTGAAAAGCTTCCAAGTCGGGTCGTCTTTGCTTTACCTTTCGTTTGCGTTCTTGTTTGCTCTAATTGTCTTTCTTGGGTGGATGCTTTGGGACTTCGGCATCGCCGGTAGAGTCATTATTTTCTTCGTGGGTATACTTGTTTTGATTCAGGTAGCTGTAAAACTGCTACGTGAACTCATTGACAAGCTCCCATGGAGGTAGATTATGGCAACTATTGGTGAACTTAAGTGGGCCTCTCTAATAAAGGGCTCGAAGGTTGAATTCCTTCCAACGACTGAGTCAAGAAGAACGTGGTATCTCTCTTTTGCTTTTGGAAAATTCACTCGTTACTATTCTCGGGAGGTTGATATTTCTCAATCTCTCTTGAACAAGTACGTTTGGATTGTTCCTTCAAAGCTTGGAGGGAGTGTCCATCTCAACTTGGTTTATCGGAAGAAGGGCAGCCGTCTTGCCGAGAGAGTGAGCTTACCACTTGTTTGGCCGTATATCGTTCGTTCCATTTCCGGTCGTCATGACGGGAGTGGTCCGTTCGAATATACGTTTCCAAAGAGGTCGTATTTGCAGATTAGGAAACTGTCTGCGACTGATGGGAAATATGCTAAGGTTAAGGCATTCTTTATTGGATTGCCTTATTCCAAATCATACCTCCTTTCAGGCTCATCTTTTTCAAGCCCCCAGAGTTTTATGAATTTAATGTTCATTAACTCTGTCTTTCCTTCGAAGTTTATCTCGAAGGCAAGCGCATTAACAAAAAAGAGTGGACCCTACCAAAGGAAAAACTCAACTCCGCGTGCGAGTCCTGAGATTCGAACAATCACGTACAAAGACGCGCTCGAGACTGTCTCTACACCCTATACGGAAACGAATAGGACTGTGGAGGCTTTTCGGCGCTCTTGGACGGGATCAACGACTCCGGGCTTTGCTACGAAGAAGAGAAGACAGTTACCGGTTAATCCGCATACTGTCGACCTTGTTAGGACCAACTGGTCACACGGCTATGACTTGCGTAATACGTATGCAAGCCCTAGTACCACCTATAACAATGGGTGGGGTGTGACTCTCTTTCCGTTTCTGCGGGCCCCTATGCAAATTGCGGGAAATCCGTTCTTTGCATTGGTCGAGAATGCCGCCTTAAAGAAGCTCAACAATAACGCTTTTACAAGCGTGCAAGCCAACTTAGCCCAGACTCTAGGTGAGTACAAACAGCTGTCACGTATGGTCAAAACAACGGCCGCACGTATTACAGGTGCTGTTCTCGCCTTGAAGAAAGGTCAAATTGGAAATGCAATTGAGCGTCTTCTAGATGGTAAACCACCTCCTCGGATGAAAGCGGGTAACCCTTCCAGATCAAAGTCCGTCGCCAGCAATTGGCTCGAACTCCAATATGGTTGGAAACCGCTATTATCTGATGTTGATGGTAGCATGCGGGCTTTGGCAAATTATATGTCACAGTCCACAGATTCTCGATGGGTTACCGGCAGTGCTGTATTGCCGCGAGTTGATACCTTGCCTATAAAGGAACCTGCTTCTGCGCCAAATGGAAAGAAAATCGGTGATGAAATAACCACTGATTTCTACCAGTGTCGCTTTGGCATCCAATATAGGATAAAGGATGAACAAACGGCTCTACTGTCACAGCTGGGCTTCACAAGTCCCATAAATCTAGCTTGGGAGTTGTTACCCTGGTCCTTCGTCGTTGATTGGTTTATTCCGGTCGGAGACTACCTCAAAGCCTTTAGTGGCGGTGAGGGTTTAGAATTCGTTTCCGGATATAAAACACTCTTCGGTCGAAGGAACCTTCGGCTGTATGCTGTTTACGATGGACCTATTACCATTGCGCCAACCTCTCAGATCCGTTGTTATGCGAATCGAGACCAGGAGTCGGTCGCGTTGAGTCGTTCCAAGCTAAATGCTTGGCCGACTCCTCAGCTTCCAGCTTTCCGGAATCCTTTTGCATCCCTTAATTGGGAAGACAAGGCTCTGAATGCGTTAGCGTTAATGAGAACGGCGTTTCGTAAATAGAACCTAGATCATACAGCAATCTCTTTAAGAGGTACTTACTTATGAGCGCTATCGCGCCCGTGAAAGGGTCTTCACTTCCGATGGATACTGTTCGAACGAACAGTGCCACCGTTGGTGTTGACAAAACGTTTGACCCTGAGGGGTTTATACTCCCCGGTGTTGCACGTTGGGTAGATCGAGCAGTTGACGCCACCTATAATCCTTTAGGTGTCGCCATCGGCTACCCCGCTTTGACTTTGTTGGTTCGACGGCCTACCAAGGCAAGTCGGATCTACAGAGTTACTGCGAAGCTCGTACTCCCGACACTCGAGCAGACAAGCCCAAGTACGGCAACCGGCATTCAGCCGGCGCCCACTTTGGCCTATACCTGCCAGTGTGTCATGGAGTTCATGTTGCCTGAGAGGTCAACCTTAACTGAACGGACTCGTCTGTTCAATTATGTGCACTCTCTCTTCGCGACGACCGTCAACGCCTCAGATGATGTTCCTACTGATGCAACTGGAACACCGTTGAAGGGCGCTGTTCTCAACTTTGACGCACCCTACTAAGTAGAGGAGATATCCATGAAGTCCAACACAAACGATCGCCGCAAAGGTGATGTCGTACTTGAGAGGAATCTCGTGTACGGCTTGCCTGAGTGGATTTTCGCTCTGTTGTTCTACGTGGCTTACCTCCTTCTATTGTCGTAGGACGTCTTACCTTGGAGGTGGTATGCTTAAGCTATGTAACCAATGCCATAATCGTTTTCGAAACTTGGTCGTTATCGGCTCTCGCCGATATGATCAAGACGACTGCGACTTTTGGTATCGAGTACTTAACGAGCGCGTGTTAGAGAAAGATATCTCTGATACGTGCGACTTTTGTGCTGTGAAACAAATAACAGCATGAAAGCCAGCATGCCGCCTCTTTAGGGTCCGTTGAGAAAGGTCAACTGAACTCTGGAGGTTCCATGTCTTTTGTTAAGCGTGGTACGCGTCTTCTACATGACGCGCGGGCACTTCGTGTTTCACCGGAGTTTTCCTCCGGAGTGATTCAGAGGTTCCTCGATGCCTTGGATTGCCCTCGTTCGCTGACGGTTGCCTTACTCTTCAAATATGGAGAGCATGAGCAGCTTGCCAACTTAGAGTGTGATCCACTCCACTACAGTAATGTAGAGGAGTTTAGGAATGCTTACGCGGCTACGAAGTTTTTGTCAAAATTCAAGGATCTTTCTCTTGGATATGACTTAGACGACGTCGCTATGCAGAAATTCAAGAAATTTGAAGATCTGTGTAAGCTAACTAATACTCGATTTAGGGCCTTAGAGCGAGACCGTAAATACAGCGGCCTCGCCGTGCAACTGCATAACGCAGTTGCTCGTAAAATATCTAAGATCCTGGGCGAGTTTAGCGTTGAGGAGTTCTTCGAATCAACCGATTGGGGTCCTGGCGCAACGACTTTGTTAAAAGCACGTGACGCCAGCGCTACCAACAAATTCCAGTGCGAAACTGGGATAACACGCGACCTGTACGCCTTACTTCCCTCTGCACTCCTTCAAGAGGTTTACCCTCTGTGGGTACAGCACATGTCTGGAGTTGGTTTTCCAAATTTCCAGACTGGAAATAAGGTTGTCACTGTCCCGAAAGATGCTCAGGCTAATAGAGTAATTGCCGTGGAACCAGGAATTAATCTCTGGTTTCAAAAGGCAGTAGGCTCTATGATCCAAAGGCGTCTAACTCGGTTTGGGGTCGACTTGCGTTGGCAATCTATTAATCAAGACCTGGCATATGCTGCGTCGAAAGATGCAGTGAATGCCACTATTGATTTTAGTTCTGCCTCCGATTCTATCGCCCGTGGTATCATCCAGGAATTATTTTGCAATTGCTCTTATAAAGAGCATGAGCAGCCTAATCTCCAAAGATGGTTCACGGTTCTAGATAGTTGTCGATCTCGATACGGTCGTCTAGGTGAGACTTGGGTTGAATGGGAGAAGTTCTCCAGTATGGGGAACGGCTTCACGTTTCAACTCGAGTCGCTTTTGTTCTTCGCAATCGCAACTGTTTGCAAAGAACATTTACAGCGTACCTCTACCAACGCGGTGGAGGGGACTGTATCTGTCTACGGGGATGATGTTATTATTCCTCGTAGTTGCCTAGATACCTTTTCGCTCATGTGTGATTTCTACGGATTCACTATTAATGTGAAGAAGTCTCATTTTTCTTCACTATTTAGGGAATCATGTGGTTCTCATTACATGAACGGGGCTGACTGCAAACCAGTGTTCCTAAAGGAACATCTTTCTGGCGTTCTGTCCGTCTATCGGCTGGCGAATAGTGTCAGACGTTTCTCGCACCGCTGCCTGGGAAAACTAGGCTGCGACGGGAGATTTCATGATCTATTCGATTACCTTGTGAATTCGGTTCCGAAACCCTTGCGGGTTAGGATACCTGAAACACTTGGTGATGGCGGTTTCATCTCGAATTGGGATGAAGCCGTCCCTGCTCGTGCACGATGGGGTATCGAAGGATACTTCGTCATGCACTTGACAGAGGTAGGTAGAACTTACCAGTCAGAAGGGGTTGGTCTATTATTAGACCGACTATGGTCGCCGTCACTCCAAGAGAGACGGAATTCTGTCTCTCTAAGGGACCGTACAAGGCTTCGTTACGTTAGAAGCCTTGTCCAACAGTGGTACAGTCTTGGGCCCTGGATTCTCTAGGGCCTTTGTCGTCCTGCTGCCTCCTTTCTTGTAGGTGGTGG